AACTTTGTCGCCACGGACATAAAAAATAGAGGACCATGAAGGTCTTTTAATTGCTGTAAATTTTGTAGAGATATCATCAATTTCTAAAATAAGTGTTTTTGCAATCTTAACAGATGAAAGATACCACTCTGAAGGTTTATTTTTTGTGGTTTTGTTTAAAAAATCTTCAATCGATTTTAAATTTGTTACGTTGGAATCGACATGTTTTTTGAAAGCTTCTTCTATTTTAGCATTTGGATAAGTTTCGTTCCAATTTTTTTTAAATGATTCATAATCTGGATAAGCATCAGTATCAAATATTTCTTTAACTTTGGCCGCACCAACAAAATCGGCCATAGCACAAAATAGTGCTTGAGCTGATTCTGCTAACGAGGTTTCATCTATTGCCATTTTTATCTTATAATTTGTATATCTTTACCTGAAGTCCATACTTCAAGTTCGGTTCTTAAACGACCCTCAGATTTGAGGGTATCATAACGATTGGACGCTTTTGTTTTCCACCAATCGATAATATTACTTAGTTCATGTTTATGGTAGTTTTCACCAGGAATCAATGTATCAGTTTTACAGTTCATGTAATCGATGTAGTTACTATACCCAAAATTGGATGTATAATAACGCTTTTTCTCAGTTAAACTTTTAGCATTTTCAATCGTAGTTGCAAACTCATCGCCTTCTATTGTACCTTTTAATGCCGCTTTTGTCAAGGCAATAATCTTGGTAAATGTTCTTAATTTTCTACTGGTTGTTGAAGTATCTCCAGCCAACAAATCACCTACCCTATCTTCAACATAATTTTTTAATGTTGCATATCTTTCACCGTGCATCATGGGTACCATATCAGATTCAGTTAAACCTTGATATCGTATGTATGGTTTCATTCCATCATATTGCGATACTTGTTTAGTCGAACCATACAAACTGGTAGTTTCAAACAAACACAAATTCATATCATATTTTTTGTTTACAATTTCTCTTACAGTATGACTGGTACAAATGGCAGATAGAAGTTTACCACCTAGGTAATTAAACCCAAATGGTTGAGATGGTACAATTACGAAACCCATAATTGTTGAGGCATTGAATCGTTTGGAAGTGTCAGGATTTTGAATCCAAACCTGTCCAAGCAAGTCGTTTCGGGGTTTCATATAGATTACTGGTGAACCTAAACGAATGAATCCTAGAATCTTTTCCGTTTTCTTTTCTCTAACAGCCAATTGAATATTTCTACCAACTGGTGCCTTATTAATATGTGATGAAGTAATAGCAATTAATGTTTCCCATGTTTCATTTGGTATTTCACATACGTCAATGTCCATATCATTTGGGTGCATAGTGAAATCGGAAAACAAATCATCTTCTGGTGGAAATAATGAAGATGGTAGATTTTCAAGTGATTTAATTTTTTCATCACGCATGTATTGTTCAATGCTACCAAAGTCACTAAAGTATTCTTTAAAAGCATTGGCACAATATAAGGCTTCTTCTCTAGTCAAGGTCATACTTTAAATCCTTCAAACTTCTTACTTGGTTGAATTTTATTGAAGGCACCAATGGGTGGTTGACCAGAATCGGCAATATTAATTTGTGCTGATTGTTCAATATCAAATAGTTTCATTTTTGCTCTATCAACACCAATAGAAAATCTCTTATAGTGTGTGGGATCATTATATCGATTCTTTAATTGTTTAACCATAATTTGGCCAAGTTCTTCCAATTCTTCGGAAGAAATCAACGCAAACATCAGGTCGGCGGTTGCAGGCAACCCAAACGACTCACTCGTGTCCTCCAAGCCTGGATCGCTCGATGTGAATCCGCTCCTCGTAGTTTGAGTAGCAGATACAATAGGAACATTATATTCAACTGCAAGACCCCTAAGTTCCTCTGCGATGGATTTGACGTAGGTGTAAGAGTTAATATTTGCACCAGCTTTAATCCTACTCGAACAACAAATGTTAAGATAATCAACAAAGATAATGTCAGGAATAAAAGACCTTTTGAGGTTAAGTTCATTTAATAAAGTCCTAAAATGAGTTACGGAAGCTGATGCTGTTGGATATTCTTTAATGATAAGTTTACCTGTGGTCTTTTCACGCACTCTGGCAACCTTTTTATCATACATATCTTTTGGTAAACTAATCAAATCATCTAGTGTAACATCAAGAAGGTTAGCATCTATTCTTTCAGCAATCTTTTCTTCAGCCATTTCCATAGTAATGTAAAGAACATTTTTGCCTTGTACCATACATCCTGCAGCCATATGACACATAAAGAGAGATTTACCAACACCAGTGCCAGCCAAAGCAACATTAAGCGTTTTTGCTGGGAGTCCACCTTTTGTAATCTTGTTAAAACAGTCCAAATCAAAGGGAATTCTTTCTTCATTACGGTGGTAAAATTCATATCGCTCATCTGAGTCCTCTAAGTAATCATGTCCTACGGTTGTATCGAAACTTATTGCGAGAGCATCCGATAATATTTTGGGAATTGAACCTTTGTCCCGGTTTTTATCTTTCCCATCGAGAATAGAAATAGACCCCAATACTGCATTGTATATGGCCTTCTCTTGACACCACTTTTCGGTTTTGTCAACAAGCCATTGAATCTCGGTTTTTGGGTCGCTATACTTTGACATTTCTTTGAGATAATCTTCACACTTCTGAACTTCTTCATTTGTAAGATTGTTCTTTTCCTTGACGGCAATACTAAGTGCTGCAATCTCCGGCGAGTTATTATAAGTTTCCGTGAATTGTGTAATTTCATTATATAATGTCCTCTCCGTTCTGTCAGAGAAATAATCTTCTTTTAAAAATGGTAATACTTTTCTTAAATAATCTTCATTGTAAATCAGACTGGTTAATATCGCTTGTTCCAGTTTCATCAATAATTTCCTCATCTATATTACTACTCATAATCTCCACCAGTAAATCACCAATGTAGTTCTTAAATGCCAAATCTTTTTCTAATTTTTTTGGCTTGCTAATAGTAGATTCTAACACATCATAAGCGAAAAGTAAATGCAGTTCATCATTCTTTTCCTCAAATTTAACTTTACCATATTTGAATATGGTATCAGTATAAGTACCTGTCAACAATCGAATGTGTACAGCTTGAGCATCGTTTTTAGGGTATATAAAACAATAATCAAATCCTTCAAGCATTTTCAGTTCCATTCATTGTTTCAATATCTTCAAATAAATCTTCTTCTCCACCTTGCATAATCTCGGTTGCAGAAATTTGATATTTGTCTTGTACATAATCTCGGAAGCTTTGACTTGTAATAATTGATAACCAAAAGTCTTTTGTGTCAGTTTCTTTGATGCGATATTTTTTATCTTCTATTTCACCTGTATCTTTGTCCACTTTAGAGTACCATCCATTGGTTGGTTTTATAACATGACCCGAATCAAGTGCCAAATCAAGCAAACCACTCCAACGACTAATGCCACCATCATGACGTACGGTGACAGGTATTTTCGATTTTTCACGAACATATCTACTTTTCTCCACATTAATTATAAAATTGTAACCTACAACTTCAGTACCTTCTTTTTCTTGCTGGCGACCAATAATGAAAATATTATCAGCTGAATAGTAAGAACCTGTACCACCACCCACAATAGCTTTAGGAAACATTCCAATTTCCATATATGTATGGTTGACAACAACCATTGGAATATCTTTTAAAGATAAATGTGGTGTTACCATTCTGAATAGTGATTTAACTGCTTTAGCTCTAGACATATCACCAACAGTTTTACCTTCAAGAGCATCATTGACTTCTTTGATTGATGCTAGATTACCAATTGAATCGACCACGATGATTAAATGTTCACCCCGTTCTATTTCATTTAGTTGTTGCATGATATCTATTTTTAACTTTTCAATGTCAGTAATAGGAGTGTGCAACACCCGATTAGTATCAATTCCAAAAGAATCGAAATAGGATTGAGGAGTACCAAATTCAGAATCGTAAAAAAGTAGTGCAGCATCTTCATATTTGTCCAAGTAAGATTTTGCCATCAAAAGTGAGAAAGCGGTCTTAAAGTGTTTTGATGGACCTGCCCACATTGTAAGTCCGGGAGTTAAACCTCCGTCTAATTTACCAGAAAGTGCCACATTAATAATTGGCACCGAGGTTGGAATCATATCCTTCTGTGTGAAGAATTTCGACTTTGATAAAACAGCCGAATCTTTAATACTACTATTTTTTTTAATTTTGTCAAGTATACTCATTTATTTTCCTTTTCACGAAATGCATATTCAGCATCATAATCATACTTAGGTTCTAGTTTTCCTTTTCTATTGGGAAAACCACGTTTCTTACGACCACCTTCTTCTATATCTGCTATGTTTTCTTTATCAACTTCAACTGTGTCTGTATTAATTTCTTCTTTAATTGGTTGTGGTATTACAAATTTTTGTTGCATTGATATGTTTGCTGCTATTAATAATAACACAGCTAGCGGGTCAAATACAACCATTATTAACATAATTACCAATCTTACTGCTTTATCTATCGCATGGTCGTCATCTGTGCCATATACCATATCACCCACATACTTAATAGGACCAACTTCAGCTATTAGTTTATTGGATTCTTTAAGTAATGGCAACTTCTTTTTATTAATTTCAGTTAATTCTTTTTGTGTGGATTGAATTTGATTATCCAATCTATTACTTGCCGTTGATGGATCTTTAGCCCGAGCCAACAAATAATCCAATTTTTCTTTGGCAATTTTTTCTTGTTGGGTTAATATTTTAATCTCAACAACATTTGCACCTGAATCCATTGTTGAATCGATATGTGCTTTAGATAGAAAACCAAAAATACCCATACTTGTAATCAACATAAGAATAACAACTGCTGATGTTAAGTATGATTTCAATAAAAAGGGGCAAGTTTTCCAATTACGATACAACCATGATGTAGTAACTAATTTGCTCAATTCAAGAACTGACCCCATAAAAACGATTGGCCAAAATGCCCCTGTAAAAATGGCAGCTAGACCAATGATAGAATAATATCCAGCAATGCCAGATAATAATAATGCTGATAATAGTGTTAGATAAATCATGAGAAGAAGTCCTCTAGTGTACTTGTCTTTTCAGTTTTCCAACCCATACAATTTAATATAACTTTAATAGGTTCTACGAAGGCTTTTTCAAATTGAGTATCATAATCAATGTAATCATGTAATCCAAATTCTTTTGGTAATCTACCTGGGAATGATATGACAGTATCTTTGAATGGGTTTGGCATCTTTAGATAACTATACTTTAATTTTTCACCTTCTTGTATCAAGGGATATTTTTTAGTAAGGTCTTTTTCTTTAAGATAATAGTTGTATAAAATGGCACCTTTAACATGAATTGGTGTTCCCAATTTATAAAAAGATGATGCATCATAGTATTTAGCCAATCCGTTACATCCACGAGGTGAGGAGATTTCTTCAGGAGGCAAACCTTTAAATTCTTCTTTAAA